CTTTGAGCATTAATATATGTAGGTTGGATGTCGTTGTATGTCGCAGCGGCGTTGATAACATCAACATGGAACCAGCGATTACTTCTGGTCCACGGATTCAAATCAGGACTTGCTAAATTAATTGTTAAATAATCTGGTTTAATTGGCTCGCCATTAATTTTAGTTTCTAAAGCATAAGTTTCTGGCACTACTAAACTATTGGCATCTACTAAAACAATGCTCGAGCCCACCCCTTGAACATAATACGTGTTACCAATATAGGATGTTGGGTATACATTCCCTTGAAATATAATTTTAAGTCCGTTGGTAAATGTTACTCCGTTTGGACTTATGTAATTTGTTTGTCCTAATATTTCAGTGTCTATGTTAATATAAGCATTAACACTAATTGAATTAATAGTACCGCTACTAACATAAGCGGCCGTCTCGGGACTAGCATAAGTTACAGTTGTCGTAGTACAATCAGTTACTACATAAGTTCCATTATATACAGGTGGATTAATTTCTGAAACAATAATAGAACTTCCAACAGAATACGGGGCGGATAATTGTGTAGCAAAACTTAATGTTACAGAGCTTCCTGTACTAGCAACACCACTTACCGATAACGGCGGAACAGCATCGCCGGTAGTTTCAGTGATAAATTTAATTTGTCCAAATATTGTTGGATCCTCGCTATCCTGATAATAAACATAGGGCAATGCCGCTGTTAATAATGGCATTTGTATATAGTTGCCTGACGAATTTTTATACCATTGTGTATTAACAAACTCTGTACCGAATGAAATGGAAAATTGTGTTTGATCGGCTATTGTTAAAATACTATTAAGTTGAATATATCCATCAACATATTGAATTTGCCATAAACTAGCTTGTACCAATGGTTCAAAATCATTAGTAAATACCAATGTACGAGAATTAAGATTTGTGATACCATCGATACCGTCAGGATTTTCAGACAAAAAGGTGTCTACTGCTACACCGTTTAACTGGTCAAATGTAAAAGTTGAACAAATTAAATCAACGATGCCAATTCCTGTAGTTGGATAATTAATAAATGGTAAAGTATAATAAAAATCTTGTGCTGTAGAACTAGGTACATTAAATCCTACAGTTCCTAGATCGATTCCGTTATTGGTAACGCCCAGCACATTACGATCACTTATATTAGGAGACCACGGTAATCTGCCATCGATTCCAGGTTGCGTCTGAATCCAAAATTGCGGACCCGACCCACTGGTAGCATCAATAACATTTAGTTGGCCGCGAAGATTGTAATGTATATCATTGCAGTAATATAATACATCTGGCGCATCTTGCGGAACTGTAAATGTAACTAATCCTTCAGTGCCACCATTGTTAGTTACGCCTTCGCTCCATAAATTAGTTGTACCAAACGATGCTTCTGTTTTGATAAAAAAAGCGTATGGTGCGTTTTGTACTAAGTTCCAGGTATATGTATTACCACGAACCAATGTTAATGTAGGATTTGCTATTTGATTAATTGCCCAACTACTTGTTCCATTATTAATAACACGATATTCAACCGAAGTAGCAGTATTTTGTGCTACAACAAAATTGTAACTACCATTACGCACTAACGTCAATGTTGGGTTTGCGCCTTCATAACCACTAAAAGTATAAGCGCCGTTAGTACGAGTAACTGTAAATGTTTGTTCTGTTGATATAGCAGTAGGCGCCACTGTAACTAAATCTGGACCGTCAGGTAACCAGTAATACTGGGCGTAATTATTAAACTTGTCAAAATCTACAAATGGATCCCACGAATAATATTCACTTTCAAATAATCTATCAGCTTGATCAACAATACCACCTTGTGTGCTTAACGCATCAAGAATTCCAGGATAAGTGATAACATCATCAATTTTTAAATTTATTGGATTAAGAGAAACAACGCCTGGCTCGAGTTGATAATCATCACGAACTTTAGTAGGTTCAATTACATAATTGTCATTGGCATTAACTCCAGGCCCAACTTTACGACCAATATAACCCTGTGTTTGTTTATAAGCTGGTTCCTGAATTAACTGGTCAAGAGTAGCATTTAGAAATTGCGTGTTTACCGGAGTTTGAAATATTTCTGGTAGAAAATCAACTGAACGAATTTTTGTGGCCATTAAATCGCTCCACTTCCTGGCGCTGTTTGTAAATTAGTACTTGTTAATGAATTTATTACTTCGATATCATTTACTGTAGCACCATTTACAAAAATTTGATATGGAGCGCATTGTATTTCATATAAGTCGCCAAAACTCTTTTGTGGATTTAACGGGACTAAAACTACAGAAGCTACATAAGTGCCTATTTGTGAGTGAATATACGCTGCTAATTCACTAAAGTAAAATGTATCGCCAAAATTCCAATTAGCAATATCGAAGTATGCGTTCATAGTAGCCAATACAAGATTACGAATTTGATTGTTACTAGCATTAGTGTTAGCCGCTGGGATAACTTTTATAATTGCTCTTAATGTTTCTGGCGCTTTGCTACCAAATAATGGTAAAAATTCTACACTATTAAGAATCATGTTATCACTAATCATTTTATAATTTTGCAACTTAGCGTATGCCGCTGTTAATTCATCAATAGTTGGTGGCAACGGCTGAGCAAGTGTATTTGTAGTATCTTGTATCCACTTTGAATATGCTGTATAGTATTCTAATGTTACAACATATAGATCAATAATATTTGTACTACCAGGATCAATTAAATTAGTTAATGCGCTATTATGTCTGTACTGGAAATAAAGACTTTGGCGGCCTGTTTCTGCTACCCACCCGCTGGTTGAAGTTATTACTCTAGTTCCTGAAAGCGTTATTGTTAATGTATAAAATGAATCTTCATTGTATGCGTAAAATATTTGCCCTGTTGGATATTGCTCTTTGACTTGCTCTATCTCTGCTAATGTTGGCCAATCGGTCTCAACAACGCCAGCTGGTTGTAATATGTATCTTTCTAAATTGTCAAAATCTGTAGTAAGTTGGAAAAACACATAGGGCTGTGGAGTAGTTGTATCTGCTGGTGAAACCCCAACAATTTCTTGGAAAAAATCTGGATCTACCGGAATGCCTGTGTTATTATCTTCATACCCAACTAATACTTGATAATCATCGACTAGTCCATCAGTCTGTACAGGTTGTCCAATAATTTTAAGAGTAAGGTCTTCTAATAATGGAGAATTACTATATGGTTGACTATTTGTCCTTAATACTTTAGTAAAATCTGAAATAACTGTGCCGGTTCGACTGTCATAAATTGCTTGGTCAGTATCAAAGAAAAAGCGTACCTCTAGTACACTACCAAAATAATAATCAAGGCTACGAGATACTACTGTATATTGGCTACCGTCAAATGTAGCTTGAATTAACCAGCTAGCATCAAGCATACTACCAGAAGTATTGCCCGCATAAGTCTGGCTCCAAACTGCGCCAGTATCAAGATTTGCGGCCGTAATTAAATACCATGTATATGGAGTTCCTGTAATTGTGCCGGTGCTATCATATCCTAATCCAAAATTTGCTTTCAAATATATTTGATTAACAATTGATTCTTTTAACGCAGTAGAAAACGACGACGCAAACAATGGGATAACTTGAACTGCTATAGCGCCAGTTGGAACATAAGTGTTTAACACTACTGGTCCTGTACCATTAGTTAAATTACCAAGGCCACCGTTAGTACCGTTGCCGTAAATTGCTGTTGGTGAAGCCCATATTACTAAATGATCGTTGTCAGCTGTTGGTATGCCTGGTTTTAATTCATTAGTAGCACTGAAATAATATCCTGTTGGAGGTATAAATTTAACCAAAGAAGTTTCTGTGATAAACTTTGCGTTGTTACTTACTGTTGGTCCAACTGGTACTGGTGTCCCACTACTGTTTTCAAAATATCCAGTAGTTTCATTTACAACTGTAGTACTCTCTTGCCAAATATAATTTAATGTCAGTAAACTTGGACGCGGGAAATATGCGTAATAAAATTGTCTTAATGTAGCTTGAATTAACAGTGGAGTGATATCGTTCGTAATAACGTTGTTAATATCATTGGTTGTTTGATACGTAAAAGTAAATGCTGGTGTGTTATTAACATACCACAATGCCCCATCACTACCAAACACATTTGTCGAGGAGTACTTACCTGTTGGATCAACTAGATCTAAATATCGGCTGGTTCCAATGGAACTACGATTAAGTGCTGAACTTTTAACAATGGAATTATAAGTTGTAAACGGAAAATTTGTATAATCTTCGCCGTTGACCATACGATTCTGTGTATAGTAACGAGCCGGTGCTCGTTGTTTAATCTGTTCAATAGTTTCGCGAGGGGCGGCATTAGTTACAGGCGCGGTAATACCACAATTAAATGTAATAGTTTCAATGGTGCCAGCACGACTAACATAAGAAATAGGTATTGAAACAGATTGCATATTTTCTGGATTAATAATATATTGTAATCCATTAGATGCGCGAACATAATTTCTAAATTGACCTACTGGGATCGCTGAAAATACATTATCACCAAATACTAATGTAATTTGATCATTAGTGCGACTTGTTACAGAGTAAACTGTTCTTAAATTTGGTGTCATTTGTTCAACAGCCGCAGCAAACACTGACTGGACCAACGTCCAAATTTGTTTAACATTGCCAACGTTATCAAGTTGATATAACCATACATCAGTATTGTTGACACCTTCAATATTAATATCGACTGTACGATTAGAAATACTTTCTGCTAAATTAAAATCTTGATTTTGTAATACACCTTGTTTAAAATAAAAGAAATAACCAGTGTTAGCACTTGAATAACCTAATTGATCATTACGGAATAGGACATTAAATTGTCCATTAGGCAATGGCGGTGGTTCATAGATATAAGTTTCTCCCAATGAAGTCGCATTTACTGCTTCAAATGGCATGTTAACACCGTTGATAGTAGCAGTATATGGAATTACTGGAATATAACCAGGAACTAAGTTAATTGTATATTCTTGTGTGTCTACGCCAAGAATGTTTTGATTATTACCAGGAGAACCTACATATTGTGTGTCAACCAATGACGCATTAATGATAGCTGTAAATTGTTCTTGCCAATCAAAATTACTAGGATCGGCCCAATTAATTGTAATGTTAGCAAGGTCTACCCCGTTATAATCAGTAACATTTTCTGTAGTTTGGACTGAAAATACTTTAAGATAGCCGTTAGCTTCTGTATTTCTTTGTGGTGTATAACTTACTAAATTAGCAAGTTTAATAACACTATCACGACGTTCTGCTGTATCAATATAGTTTTCGCGAGTGTTTAAATCTGTGCGGAATGCTAATGCTTGACCCATAAAAGCCATGACATCTAATAAGGCAATAAATTCCGACGATTCAATATAATCGTTAAATGTTTCTGGGTAATACTGGCGCAAATAATCTATAAAAGTCTTGCGTAAAGTTTCAAAGTCGTAACTTTGAAAATCACCTTCGCTATAGGTTTGATAGATTCTTTTCCAATCTTCAACTCCAAATAGTACGGTTTGTCTTGTTGTTTTCGCCATGGTCGTTCCAATGTTACAAGTATTTATACAAAAATTAAACTGGGTAGTTTAAGTTAAACGTAACTTGCAGAACGTTGTTGCTCATTAAAAAATATAGATAGAATTTGAGCTGACGTGGTTGCTACTGTTTGCAATTCTAATTCTAATAATATGCCGTTTTGTTGGGGGTACATATTGACATTATTAAGATATAGCCTAGGATCTGCGCCAATAACTCGTTGGACTTCTTGATATACAGCCGTTTGGAGTTCTGGGGTTTGATTTTCAAACAAATAAGCCCATAAAATAGTGCCGTATCCTGGGCGGCCGACTACTTCGCCCTGCCTAATGTTAAAGGCGTTTAGTAAATCTTGTTTTATCAATTCATAATCAACAAGTGTAAATGTTTTATTTTGATTGATTGTATTAAATCCGATGAAGGTTGCCATATATTATATTTATTCTACCTAATATTAACAGCTTTAGACAGGATATTTTGCCCAGCCGCTTGAGCTTGAGCTAATATATTGTTAGATTGATTTAAAACATTAGACACAATGCCTTGTCCGGTCGCTTGAGCTTGAGCCAATAAACTCTTAGCTTGATCAATATCTGCTGTAACACCTAACGAAGCTGGCGAAGGGAATTCATACACTGGTGGCGAAATTAATGGAGATCCTATCACTCGGTTTACAGCAGCATCAAGGACCGCTCGATCTACTGTATTTGTAAACGCAGGAGCTGACTGAACGCCAGCAACTAAACTACTTAAAGAAAAATCACTAAAATTAACACTAAATTGTGATGCCTTACCTAATGAATCCAGTGCACTAGTTAAACTTGTTTGTGCTGAATTGAAAGCAGTTTGGGCTGAATCAGTAATACCCGATGCTAGCGATCCTAAATTAGAGCCAATACTTGTTAACGCAGAAGTTGCACTACCAGCCCATGCTGTAGCTAGTTCTGTTCCGTACTTACTACCATTTGTAATTAGTGCTCCTATGTCACCACTGAGTGTAGACGATATTGAAGCGATTGTTCCAGATACATTTCCACCTGTTAGCCCTGCTGCTAGACCAGAAATTTGTGACACCGCCGACCCAGCAGATGCTGTCAAGTTGTTTAGTGTGCCGGTATCAAAACCAACTGCGCCAGTTGATAAACTTGATAATGCTGAACTATATGACGCAATAGCATCTGCGCCAAGACGTTGAATATCTGCTGGTATATCACCAAGATTTAAACTACTTAGACTTGAAAAAGCGTTGCTAATTGAACTACCTACACTTCCTAATGTACCTACCACATCGTTATATAACGCCGTAGTTGATGATCCAGATAAGAATCCATTTATACCGCCGTTTAGGCCAACAGATAATAATGCCAATGCCGATGTTGTTGCTAATGTGCCAGCAGTATCGTATACTTGGCCGTCGTTGACTGTAGCGGCCGGAGTAGCCGATGCTGGCGGAACAATAGTTCCGTTAGATACCAATTGGCTGTAACTTTGTTGAAATAATTTGTCCTGGATAGTATTTTGCAAATCTCGATTTCCTAGTATGTCATTAACACTAGTTATTCCGTGTAAGCCAGTCCACGGGGCTGGCGATTTCATAACTTCAACAAAATTATCAGGATTAGTTCCTGTATTTGGATCTATTCGACAATATCTTTGAGCATACCCTGGCTTCCACACACCAGCTTGTTCAAGTTGTTGTGCATTTAAAGCATATACACCAATACCATCTTGCGATAAAGTATCGGCACTAGCATTTGGATTTTGATTGGCAGTTGTTGCTAATAATGCTTGAACTTGGGTAGGAGATAATGACCCAATACCCGATGGTCCTAACCCTACTCGACCAGTAGGACTACTAGTTACCTGAATAT